CTAGTGCGACCACCCAGCCTGATACATCAACGAATCAGAGGCGTGCCCTGCAGCGCTTCGCGCCATGTCTTCAAGCTGTCCTGCACACTCTTCAAATACGGAACTGAGGGTTGAGGCGTGCTTGCGAACGGCATCAGCGGTGGCTGCGGACATGCGACTGCGACTGGTGGCGATTTCGCTGCGCAACCGGTCACGTTCAGCGCGAACGGCAGTAGCATCAGCAAGAATAACCACTTCACGCTGTTTAGCTTCATTTTCGGCATCCTTTACTTGTTGTTGAAGATCACGCTCACGTTGGCGTGCTGATTCGCTGGCAAGAATTGCCTGTTGCGCAAATTCGGCTTGCGCCCGGTTATAGCCTCGTTGTTCAATCGTTCTTTGCCATAACTCAACAACTATCAGCAGGCCACACACGAGCGCAGCGTAAAGGCCCCAGCGATAAGCCGCATGCCAGAGCATTGGATTCAAGCGACCTCCCCGCCTGCCAGTCGATAGGCGCGTTCAAGATCGGTCAACTTTTGCTCGTGTTGGTTATAGCCAGCGCCTGGCAAGCTCGCCCAGATATTTCGTACCTTGTGTACCGCTTCAGCAAAATCACCAGTTTCGATATCTGGCATTGCTCCTCGCTCTTTGATCTGTTGCAAAGCGATCGCGTCCTGGCTTTCAGGTGAAAAATCTGGCAGCCTTAATAACCGTTTGTAAAAATCAAAGTAGCGCGCGAGCAACTGGTAGCGACCGGCGGCCGTACTTGCGAGACCAAGTCGAAGCTGAATCAGTTTGCGCGGGTGATCGGTATAGTCGGTAAAAAGCCCACCGCCAACCAGGACGTCATAGCCTCGATTAGTCGTTTTCTGCCTGTCGTTGTCTGTTCCTTCTGCCCAGGCCAGCATCGAGAGAAACGCTTTCTGATTATCTGTCATGCAGTTCTCACCAGTGAGGCCACATTGCCTTTGCCGCGCACGAGCAAAATGCAGAGCATCACAGACAGGATTGAGGCCCACAAAGATACGGACATCGGCTCAAGCATTGTGGAGATCGCTTGACCGCCTGTGCAGACGATTAAGACGTAGGCCAGACAACTTAAGCGATATTTGAACTGGTCTGATCCTCGCTGATAACTCAGCAATCGGCCGCACGAGATCACGTTTGCAGCAATAAAGACGAGCACAATAATGTTGGCCATTTCTAGCGCCTCCATAAATCGCTGAGCTGGAGGGCTTTGATTCGTTCAATAGCGGTTAAGGTTCCCGTCACAAGAATTGCCGACAGGAGGAAGGCGCCGATCGCCGGATTTGTGATTGGCGTGAGCCTAGCCACCTCCTCTGCACCCAGGTAACCAAGAACGCAAGAAATGAAACCGTAGGTCAAGCGGTTGACACGGCCGCCATCTTTGGCGGACAGAACAAATACAGCAGCACCGGAAAATGCCCCGATAAGGGTGCCACCGTCTACCCCCGGTAGCATCGTTGCCATCAAAGCGGTGGCCGATGCTACCGCCGCCCCTGATGCTTCAGTCGCCATTCTTACTCCATAAAAAAACCGCCCTCAGGCGGTTAATAAGTTAGTGGTCTGTTTAGCCTCAAGCTTGAGCCAAGACAGAAGACGCTCGTCCCAGTGATACCAATTTCCATCGATAGGCATTGGCATCGGGGGCTCCCAGAACCATGTCCTTCGATTCAAGAGCCACGATGAATAAGGTTGCGGGGCATAAAAGACGTCTGCCTCTGGATCATAGGTAAAGCCAATCTGTCCGAAATTTCCTCTAAACGGCGGTAATCCATCTGGCTCGCTGTCAACGTTGTAGTGAACATTGCCGCGGGTGTAGAAATCAGTCTCCAAAAAGGACTCTGGCTCCCCCATCGCGCCGGCCGCAATATATTCCGGCTCGCTGTTTACAACGTTTTTAACTTTGAAATTATCAAGCTGTGCAAAATACATAAGTGCTCCTAAAGCAGAGGTGACAGGTGTGCAGAACTGGCAAAGACATGAAACCAGCGTTTTGCTTCCCCAACTCCTGCCGCCGTGACTGCACCACCCTTAAACAACTGAAGTGGGCTTACGTAAGTCGTGATCACGCCGCCTGGTCGAACATTGCCGCGGCTAGAGCCACCGCCAAAGTTTTCCTGACCCAGACCACTGGCGCCGTTATGATTACCGGCCAGCCTGCCGTACCACCAGCCACCACCACCGCCACCGTAGTATTTGCCAGTGAATGACCAATAGATACCGTTACCGCCGCGACCTGGCTGTGGCGTAACTGGGTTTGTGCCGGTCCAGATTCCCGCACCATGACCATGTTCGCCTGCACCAGCTCCGCCGCCGCCCGCCGCCGCCCAAGAGGCTTGATCCCAGCCATAACCGTTACCGCCACCCCCGCCATGACCGTTACCGCTTGAGCCGCCATGCCCCCCATGGTTATGACTACCGTCTGAGGCGTTTCCACCGCCGCGAGCGTGCGTATTATTGAAAGAGGACGATCCCGTTGGGCCCGCAACTGAAGCGGCGTAAGTTGTGTAGGTGCTTAGCGTTGCACTGGTCGCTACAACCTCACCACCACCGCCTCCGCCATAAGCATGACCGCCTCCTCCATCAAAACCACCACCACCTACGACAAGGTAATTAACAAGAATGAAAGGCACTCGAGGTGCAGTGCCGCCAGCGAAGGAAAATAAAGCTGCCGCACCAAGCAAGGAGTGTCGAGGCATGATTATTTAAATTGCGTAATTGAGGCCAGCACAGTGAAGATCGCCGCGGCCGTTTTAATGATTGAGAAAGCGTACGAATCAAGACCATTAGGATTGCCCGCTTTAGGCGGCCCACCAATCCATTTCGGCATAACCGGCACACCATCAATTTTGACTATCTTGTTTAAAAACGCAGGTGCCCCTTGTGCGGCAATCAAGGTCGCCGAGACAACTTCACCCGCGGTCATCAGCGAGTCAAGGCTAGCTGAGGCCGAACCGCGGAAATTGAGCTCCCAGTCAGCCGTGGCATTCGCCGTTAGATACATGACACTTTGACTTGTCAGGTCATAGGTAATAGCACCGGCTGCACCAACTGCAGAGATGGCTATCACTTCTTTAATGTTGGGCAACTTCACAGACAGGTCACTTTCAGATCCTGTTGCCCGTAAGGTCTTGAAGTGCCCAGCATCAGGAGTTAGTGTGCCAATAGGCCCAGGCGTGCTTAGATCAGTCGTCGAAAGCCACTGCGAGGATACGCCTGGCTGCTCGTCACTAACATTTGAGACAGCGTGCTTCAAAATCCAAACCTTATTCAGATGAGACACCGAAGCCGGGATATCAAGCGCACCAGTCATCAAACCCCACTCACCCTTGTAGTTTGCTGCACTGACTGCAGCATCAGATGAGGCAGACGTTCTCGCCGCATCGGCAGCGGTTGCCTGTGCTGCGCTGACTGCGGTTGTAGCAGCAACAGAAGCAGTGGCTGCATCAGTGACAGCAGACTTCGCGGCACTGACCGCAGCGGCAGAGTCGGTTGAGGCTGTCGCTGCATCGGCGGCAGCATTCTTTGCCGCTGTGACGGCAAGCAAAGATTTTTCAGAGGCAGTCGCGGCATCGGTCACAGCAGACTTTGCGGCAAGGACAGCAGCGTTAGAAGCAACGGCTGTAGTTTCCGCATCGGCGGCCGTAGACTTTGCAGCAGCATCGGCCAATTCTTCAAGCGCGTTGGCCTCGATCACAAAGCCATCAAGGGCAGCGACAAAGGCGAAAGACTTTGCATTGAATTCAGCGGTGGTATCCGTAGGCGTGGGTGCCGGTGGAAGCTTAGTGATTGCCATTAAGTTAGACCCTCAATTTCCAGAGAACAATCAGAGTGCTCTGGGTAAGAAATCAAAATATCGAAGTTTTTGTAAAAGCCGTAGATCGTGGTTGCCTCATATTCCCTAGCCGCAACCCACAGGCACGGCGTTGCCCGAATGTCAGACAAGAAGGATTGAATTGAGTCGACCTCGTCTTTACGAAGCAGCATGTCAAAATTTGCACGTCTGGCAAACGAGCGCTTGATCAGCACAACATCGCCAAAATCGTTTGTCTCTTTGCGGGAGTAGTCTTGAATCCCTACCCTGGCCCCGTACTGGATACCGAGCCCAAAGGCGCGCAACTGCCCAAGTAGCAAGGTGCCTATTGAGAGATTCTCACCACCGAAGAGTTCAAACTCAATCACACAATCCGCATAAGAAGGGAGATCCAGCCGTACATCCTGCGTTGGCTTACTCCGCACGCCATAAAAGAACGACCACCAGTCGGGCGAGGCCGGTAACGGCGATAGCGAGACGGTTTTGGAATACACAATGCCGGGCGTGCCCATCAGGGGGCTTTTCATCGTGATCTTTATAAGTGTCGCGTTTGAGAGATTGAGCGCGGCAATTGCATTGACTGCCTGCCCCGGCGCCAGTGTGTAGGTAATACTCGAAGGGTTCACGGTGACAGAACTATTTGAAGTATCGAACGCCGCCCAACGGCTTGTCGGCCCAACTTCAATCCACCATAGCGCTTCAACCGCTGGCGGTTTGTTCAGATTGGTGGTCTGTATGCTCTCGTAAACCTTGTGTGTTGAGGAAAGGATGACGCGCGCACCACGGCCGTAAGTTGTCTGAGGATTCCATTCAGCATAGTCAGTTTCTGCAACATTCGATTGCGTGAGCATCGAAGCTGTTATTTTTAACGGATTAACAATAACCATCGCGTTTGCGTGAGCGCTCATGCTGACACCTCGCGCGTTTCAGGCATGCCCGAGCCGTCCCAGCGCTCAAGCAATCTGGTCATTCTGTTTTGCATTTGCACCATTGCTCTGGCTTGCGCTTGGCAATCTTGCCTTAGACCGCAGATCTCCTCTGCAACTTCAGTGCCACCGCCAAGTATGCTTGCTGTCTGACCTGCCGTATAAACCTGACCCGGGCGCGCAAAGTTAATCAGCTCAGGACCCTGTTCACCAACCATGGCTAAGCCACCCGGGTAAGCACCGCCGTTTGCATAGGCGGGGATACCGCCATGGCGCGCCCTGTACTCGTCAGAATTCACAATCCCCTCGCGAATGCCCGCCGCATCACGGCCGCTGTTCAACCAGTTCTGCAGACCCGCTGCCTCAGGTGTTCGGCCCAGGAACTCTAAATACATTTGCGTAATCTGCGCGGTAAGGTTCGATCCACTAGACACGGAGGCACTTGCTACCGTGCGCGAAGTATTAAGCGCGGCGCCCAGAGAGCTCATCGCCTCAGCCACCGTCAGAACCGAGTTGTTAATACCGCGTAGCTCATTGACCTGGTGTTGCGCCAACTGCAACTGGTTTGCGTAATACGCTTGAGCGGTTTCGGCCTGAGCGTCAAGCGTGGCTAACTGGTTTGTTGCAAGCTCGAGCTGCGACTCTGCCACCGATTGCTGCTCGCCTGCGAGGTCTTGCAACACCCTCAGATCTGCAGCAAGGCGTAGGTTGCCACGTTTCATTTCTAGTGCTGTCGCAAAGTTTTCTGACGAAAGGCCCGTTCGAGCAGCCGACACTGCCTCAGAAAGTGCCGTCTGCTCTGGCAGGCTGCCTGTCGTTCTCGCCGTTGTCAGTGCTTCGCGCAAAAACGCGTTAGCTTGTGCCACCGATTGAACAGGTGCTACGTTTTGCAAAATGCTAGCAATCTGGTCTTTGAGATAACTAAAAATCGATTTCAAAGACGAGACGCTCTCCTGCGCAAGTTGTTTTGAAGCAGTCACGAGCGTTTTTTGCTGATCGATGATTGCCAGGGGTGCTTTGAGTTCGTGATCAATCGCCAGCTTCACCATACCGAACGTAGCCTCCACCGCTTTACTGGCGTCCGACAGTGCTTGCTCGATAGCGTGCGCCGTGGCTCGCACCGAGGCATCCGCAAGGGCTTGCGCTGAATCCTGCGCTCTCTTTAAAGCCCTGTCTGCCGACTTGCTCAGCGCCTGGCCGGAACCAGAAATTGCGGCAGTAGCCTGAGCGGAGGCCGCTGCGATATTTGCAAGTGAAACTTGTAGCTCATTGAAAGTCGGTGCCAGTTTAATGAGCGTTGAAAAAAAGCCATCATTGCCGGCCGCCCTCGCCCCTTCAACCATCGACCTAAACGCTGCGTTTGTCGCTGGAAGCGTTAACCCCAGTTGCGAAAACACCTTGGTCAGCTGTTCGGTCGTTTTAGTAGCGCGCTCTTGTTCGGTATAGAAGTTCTGATAGTAATAATCAGTGGATTTCAGGAAGGCATCCACGCTGCCAAACATATCGATCAGCTTGCTTGAGGCATCGGCGCTGTGTAACGAGGTCTCCATCAGGGTAATGTTCAGCGTATCAAAAACTTGATTCACTGTTTTAAGGCTGAGCCCGAGCCTTGTCAGAGTCGCACCGGCCTCTTCACCTGCGCGCTGAAAGGGGCCAATCTCTGGAGTAACGGCCGCTGCCAGACCGTTTCCATAGGCCGCCAAGAGTTCTTCGATGGCTTTGGCCGCCGCATCGGGGCTTAAATCCTTAAGACTACGTTTGATCTGTAACGTGAAATCAGCGATACCTTGAGCTGGTAACCCCAGAACCTCAGCGTAGTTTTTGACGGCGAGCGCCGACGCAGCGATTGACTGATTTAGGTGTCGAGTAAGTTTGCTCTCTGCAACAGAAAAAACCGAGCCGCGCCCACCTTTACTGAACCAACCGCCCTTCTGTTGCCAGTCTTGATATGTTGCAACGCTTGCTCCATTAGCACTCAGGCTGCCAACAAGCCCGGCATCTGTGGTCTTTTTGGGGCCCTTACCAAACTGGTTGGCCAGACCGCCGACAAGGCCACCCACTAGTGCGCCAAAGGCTGTTCCAATCACCGGCACCACAGAACCAAGTGCTGCGCCAGCGGCCACACCTCCGCCTACTGAGTACATTGACTTGCCACCCACCAGTGCTTTGTCACCAGAGATCATCATGCCAAGGCCAAAGCCTGCCGCTGCACCGGAAAGTGCCGAGGCTGCAGAGCCAAGGGCACTGGCTGACTCAGCCAACGAGGCACCTGCACCTCGCATCAGGCTACCGGCCTCAGCACCATTCTGTAACCAGGCGCCGGCACTGGTCGCAAACTCTGAAACCGTTTTACCTACACCTGCAAACCCGCCCGACAGCATTCCATAAGCGCTTTTGAGTGAACTTGCCGCTCCTAGCAGACCCAGTGAGCCAGTAATGGAACCACCCGTGGCACCTTCGGTGCCCGCTGAGCCAAGCGCACTCGCTGCACTCGAGGTGAACATCCCCACTACCCCTGCCATGACTGGTTGTAAGAGTGGACGCAACACCATCGTCTTGAACATATTGATGAGAAAGTCTCGCGCGGTGAGTCCACCGGACATCAACGCATCGGTCAACGACTGACCGATCTGGTTATTGATGGTCTTGACCTCGTCGGCAAAGTCTTTCTCTCGCCTAAGGCGCTCAGCAAGCGCTTTTTCCTCTGCCCGCTTACGGTCCTCTAAATCCTTTTTACGAAGCTCAACGAGTTTTTGCATTTGCTCTTTTTCAAGTACAGCAAACACAACCGCTTCCGCGTATTTTTTATATTCAGCCGTCCCTTCTTTTAGCCCCGTGTTCATTAGCTTTTGCAGAGCTAAGGCGGTTTCTTTCTCAACATTACTCATGCCAAGTGCCTGCGCTTCAAACTTTAACGAGGCAAGCAGCGCGTCGGCTGACTTCAGCATTTTGTCGTACGCAAGTGCTGACTGTCTGGCCGAGTCTGCTAGCGTTCCAATTTCTGGCGTCGTGTTCTTTGCGCCTGCTGCAACTCTGGCCAAAGTCGCAACGGTCTGATCGCCTGCGTCTTTAAAGACTGCCGTCAAATCCAAAATTGATTTCTTACCAATAGCAACAACCTTCTGGCCGGTCTCACCGATCGCATCCCAGGCTGCAGAGAAATTGCCTGAAGCAAACTCTCCAAAGGCTTTGGCGTAGCCCCCGAAATACGTCCCCAGGATGTTGAAGCCGTCCGCTGTGATGAGCGCAACGGCGTAAAGCCCTTTCAAGGTGCCAGACAGAACGTCTGAAACTGTTTTGAGGCGATCGCCTTCCGTCATTGATTCAAAAAACTTACCGGCGAGAGACTCAAGCGTAGGCAATAGCTGCGCGGCAATACGTGAACCAATGCCAGTGAGACCCTGACCCATCAAATCGATCGTGTCATTAAAGGCAGCGGCGCTTTCACCCGTCTGCTCACTAATGGTCAGACCGAGCTTTGCAGCCATCCGGTCGTACTCGTCTAACCCGGTCGCACCACCATTTAAGACCGGGATCAAGTCAGCGCCAGACTTACCAAACAACTCCACGGCGAGTGCCGTCTTGGCCACCCCGTCCGAGTAGCCTTCAAACCTCTCGGCCACCTGACCAAGGATCTCGCGAGTGGATTTCAACTCACCGCGAGCATCTCGGGTCTGAATACCCATCGCTTTAAGAGCGGAGTTGCCATTGAGCACACCAACAGACAGCTTAGCAAGCGCACTTTGCATGCTTTGCGCCTCAACCCCGCCTTGCCTGAAGGCCAGTTGCAGTCCCGCCACCTGAGAGGTCGCAATACCGGTCTTTTGCCCAAGCTTGTGTGCTTGGTCGGCAGCCTCGATCGCGCCCTGAACGAAACCCGCAAATCCCTTAATCGCAGAAACGGCGGCAACAGCGAGCCCCAAAGCACCTAGTGCTTTCATGGCCGTGGCCGCTGATTTACTGATGCTATCCATCGCACCGTGCACCGTCTTGCGTGCAGACTCCATATCTGTTCGCAGCCGTGCAACGTTTGCAGCCATCTCAATCGTGAGTTGTCCAACAGCAGCCATCAACTAACCCTTGCAGAAATCAGCGCTCGAAACGCTGACGAGATTTTCTTTTCCACGATTTCACGATCAAACTGATTCACTGGATCACCATAGGGTGGTAGACACTCAGGCGTTTCACCTGCGCTTAACTGCATGAGGTACTCGGCTGACATTCGCCGCAGGGTGACCGACTCCCAGGAAAGGAGTTCGACTCCAAGGCATTGGCTAAAGGCTTTGATCTCTTGAAAGCTAAGCGGACACAACCCCATCCCACTGGTAGCGGTTAAACCCAGTTCAAACCAGTATGAAAGAAGGTATTCGCCCTGACCTACTTCCGGAAACAACGGAGTCCCCCCGTTAGCCTGAAGCGACTCAAGCCTGGAAATAGGCGCGGCATTGACCGGTCTCTGAGTCACAGAGCCCGTCTTCGGGCTGAGCTTTGGAACAGAATGAAACCAGCCTAGCTGACGCGCGTACAGGATCAGCTCTTGGCTGACCGTTTCGTAAAATTTGCCCAGTCACCAATTGCCTTGTTGACCTGCTCAGCGATGAAACCGATCGACGCATCGAGATAAACCGGTTTGAACATCTCGGCACCCGTCAAGTCTTTGTAAGCAAATCCATTGAAAGACGCCGTGCAGGCAGACAAGAATTCAGCATCCATTTCGCGCTGATCGTCATCGCGCATCTTTTTGCCACCCTTACGAACGCATTCGAGGATGGCCCGATTGCGCACGGCCTGCGCCTTTTGGTACTGCTTGGAGCCCGGACCAAACACGGTGATCGAGATCGGTTCGCCCTTTTCATTAACGAGTTGATCGCCCTCCGTGTCCTCTAGGTTGATTATGGAAGTTGGGCTGACTGCCAGTTTTGAAATATCAAACACTTTTAAATCCTTAAGTCTCAGTGAGAAGCACCGATACGATCCGCGGCGCGGGTTTGTCGCCGGGTTAGAGTTAGCTATTAGCTGCAGGGCTTTCAACAATGCCAACGCCGGTCGGTGAACTCGTAAGCTCAAGCGTGGCCGAGGCAGTTGTGATCTGATCGACTGAACCAATATTCACTTTCCAAGACATCACCTTGCCCTGAAAAAAGAATTGCGCGCCATTCTGAGTGGTCACCGTAAAGGAGTAATCAGCGTCAGAAAGACTTGCCGCCTTCATGAGAAGCTGGCCTTTGTCGGACATATCCAACCCGAGTGACAGCGACATTGAGCCTTCGTTAAAAGAACCCTTGAACTTTTGAGTGCCACGCGCCCCCACGGGCTGATGGGTGACTAGCGAGAACTCACGCCCAAACTCACCCAAGTCGGTAATCTCCCCTACGATTTCAGACTGCAGGGCGCTGTACCCTGCGGCATCAAAGGTTGATGGTTTTGCGACAGACACTTTTAGTGTGGTACCGGCACTGGTGCGTACTCCTGACATATTGAGCTCCTATAAAAATAAAAATCCCGCCTAAGCGGGAGAAATTTGATACTGCGACTTAAAACTCTTTATTGAAAATACTGCGGAAATACTTGTGCTCGCTCACTCCGAAAACTGAAGCAGATAGTCATAAGGCTGCGTCCAAAGCCCCGTCTCGTTATCTTTATCAACTGGCCCACGTAAGGCAACTCGGCACGAGACCAACAGCTTTTCGGCCACCTTAACGTGATGCAAAAAATCAAACTCTTTTTTAAGCACCTCATGAATCGTTTGAACCATCGCAATCGATGTTGCAAGAGGATTGAACTGAACTCGAGCTATCGAGCGCTGCGACCCTACTTGATAAGAAACGTTTGGGTATGGCCTTACATCGACCACCTTATAAACAATTGCCGGTATTAAAGAACCCTGCGGTAATTGCACAAGTGCGCGTCTGTCCCCAACTAAGGCAACAATGCTCGGTCTGTCGAGCAAAGAATGAACAATCAATTCAGCGCTCACGCTTCAGCCTTTTGTAACTCTTTGGGAATTCTCTTTTGCATGAACTGAATCATCGCTTTGAGCGAATTCTCGGCCTGCTCATCCATGGCTGGCCGCATAAAAGGCCTGGGCTTGATGCCAGGATGCAGAACAGCCTCTTTTGACTGACCACCAAAGAACAGACTCTCTTTGACCTGAGCTGCAATCACATAAGGCGCACCTACGGTCTTACCTGCACCAGAATAAAAAGACGCTGTCCCGAATTCGACCATATGCGAATAAAACGCATACTTATCCCCTGCCACCAAATACGAGCGTACCCAGCCGATACGCTCTGCATTTCTTGCGAACCTGATTCTTAGGCTGTTTTCCAAGGCACCCGAGTCGCGCTTGGTAACTTCACTAAGATGATTCTTCGCACCATGCAGCATGACTTTTTGACCCGCCCGTAACGCGCCTTTAATAACATTTTTCTCAATTTTCACGGGCAAAGACTTCAACAGTTGATCAAGCTCTGCGAGCCCACCTACTGCGAACTGATTACTGCCCATCGGCTGAACCCTCTATGCAATTCAAAATCACCCACCGATTGCGCTCTTCAAGATTTCGGACTGACTCGATGTTGAACACGCGCTTGCCAAAGTGCACCCGATAAGAGGCCATCGAATGAGGTAAACCAAAGGCCGGCTTATATCTCACCGCGATCGTATGCGTCAGCGAGGAATTAACTGACAACGCACCGACACTCTCTTTGCCTGAGATCGGGCGTATATGTGCCCGCACAGACAAGTAATCCGCCCAGATTTCTTGGGGTTGTCCGTAAGGATCAAGAGAACGTGTTCGCCTCTGGATTCTAATTTTGTGTCTGAGTTGGTAAGATCGCATTAAATTCCCAGATCGTTTCGGTAAGGCCACCAGAGTTTTCTGGCAACGGCTACATAATCATCGCGCTTGGCATGATCATCTTCGTAGTCAGCCTGCACAAGGATCACGATTCCATTGACCAGATCGGGGACGTCAACTGGGTTTTTAAGGGTTCCTGCCAATTCATAATCAGGGACAACTCCGTAGATGTACTGCGCGCATTCCCGACTGGCCGAATCGATCAGCTGCAACAGCAGCGCATCGTCCTCGTCATCTGCACCTCGCAGAGAGGCCTTTACAAGCTCAAGCACTGACACAATATGTACTTACCAGTTGAATATGCGATTTCATTCTTGCGGTTGTCCGCTCGCTAAACGCAAGCGCCTTACGAGCCAGTTCGTAAGAACAGGCTCGCAAGGCGCAAGAACTTAGGCGGCTGAGTTAACGAACAGTTTCACAGCCTCGGTATCAATCAGGTTTGAGCCCGTGCGTGTCCAGCCGCAGAAGCCAACCTGCCCCTTTAATGCGAAGGCCGAATCGTCAAAGCGACGCATCGAGGTAGACCCCACCACATCGCGAATGATGAATTTGCCAAAATCACCAAAGGCGATTGCCTTGGCACCGGCTGCCATTACAGGCATGTCATCGTTTTCTGTGTATCCATAGCCGCACAACGTTGAAGGCACACCCTCGCGCATATCCCCCAGCCCCCAGATCGGGCGCCCGGTTGTATCTTTGAGCTTGCGCAAGACGCAAAGAGTCGAGTCACTGAACATAAAACGAGCATTCTTTTTGCGATAGGCTGAGTTGATCGAATGAATCAAGTCCATCAGATCGTCATAAGAGGCCGACGCAGCAGAGCCTTTAGACCCGGTCTTGCCGACCTCTGCGCGAGTGGTCAAACCGAAGGGCTGGGCCGAACCGCTTCCAAGTGTGTAGTGCTTATTCGTAATCCGACCAAGACGAGTCGCCAGACGATCGACAACAAATGACAGGACATCGATTGCGCTGTCCTGAATAAGCTCAACCGGCAACGCGACCGATTTTGAACTGTACTTAAAGGGATTCAGAGCCACGGTCCCAAAGGTCACGTCTTGCGCACCAGCCATCGCATTTTCTGCAACAATTTCACCCTCTTCCTCGGTGCCATCGCTCGAAGGGTAGTTAAGTGGTGAGCCGCTCGCAGTTGTCATGATCTGCGCGACCTCGCGCATGCCACCGAACGCTTTCATGCGCTCAATCACCATGGCCTCAACCTCTGTCGGAACCGTATAGCCACCCTCGCTTGCCGTTGTGGTCGACATGGCATTGTGAATCGCAGTCGCTTGCTCACTGGTGACGTTTTTTCCGTTGCGAAGATAAAGTGCCACAGCCTGTACAGCGCTGATGACTTCACCGTCGCTCTTAACTGGTTTCGCCGCTGTATTGAAAAACTTATCGGCCTCCAGCTCACGCAAGCGTTCGATCGCCTTGAGCTGTTTTTGATGACTTTCGATTTCATCTGCAATATTGTCAAAGCTCGCCTGCTCCTCTTTAGTCCAGGGGATGCCTCCTTTTTTAGTCAACAAAGCATTAGCCGAATTGGCGAGATGCTCAATCTTGTCGCGCAGTGTTTGAGTGTTTGTCATAGTGCTATTTCCAAAAAAAGCGCCAACGGCGCAAAGGTTTGAGGCAACCGGCCTCTTCGGTCTGCGCAAAGCGTCAGGCAATCGTCAAAATTCGCAGGCGGTTTGCATTGGCTGAGGACATTAAAAAACCCGTCTGAGCGGGTTCGTGAGTGCTTGTATCTGTGACTTCTGGCCGTGGCTCTGGTGCTATTTCCACCTTGGGCGCCTTTGCGAAGGCAGATAGATTCCAGGTGTTAGTTACTTTCTTACCCTTGTCGAGTGCATCGACAAAACCGTGCTCCATGGCCTCATTTGCGGTGAACCAGGTTTCTGCGTCCATCAGTGCGCGGATCTCAGATTCCTCTTTGCCGGTCTTTTGCACGTAATCCCTGACGATCGCGCCCTCGACTTTCTCAAGTACATCCGCGGTGTCGCGAAGAGTCTGCTTATCACCCCAGGCCATGCCGCTGGCGTTGTGGATCATGAAAAATGCACCGTCTGCCATCACAACCTCATCGCAAGCCAGAGCAATACTGGTCGCAGCTGAGGCACACAGGCTGTCAATTCGAGCGACCGTTTTCCCTTTGAAAGCAGAGAGCGCGGCCATGATTGCGCGCCCTTCAAATACATCTCCACCCGGCGAGTTGATATGCACATTCAGGATTTTGGCGTCACCAGCTTGCGCGATCGCCTCAATCACTGAAAGCGCAGATACACCCCAATCGGCGCTGATCATGTCGTAGAGGTAAATCGTGGCGGTATCGCCTGCGACGTTTACTAAATTAGTGAACTGCTTAGGCCGTTCCGCGTTATCGCGGTAGAGCTGCATGATTTTGTTCATTCTGCTGTTGCCTCTGCTAATTGTTCCGTTTTGGGCTGATTCATGTTCGGATTGAATAGCTCACTGGCGTTACCCCCCATCGGTTTATGACCCTGTTTTCGTCGTACCTCATCAGGCGTAAGCCACCCCATACCAGAGCCCGGACCACCCAAAGCTGCACGGTTGTACTCGGCCTGAGCTTTAGAGTCACCTTCGATCAGTGCGTCACGATCAAAGCGTAGGAACTTACCGCTGTCCCTTGGAAACAACTTACGGTTCAACTCTTGCTCGATCTTGCGCAAGTGCGGTTGCAGGGTATAGGTCACAAAGCCACGGCTCATCGACTCGATCCCAGAACCCCATGAGGTTGAGCCAGATGTCTCGCCAATCATGTGAGGAGGCACACCAAACGCCCTGGCTATATCGATGACCTGAAACTGTCGAGCTTCTAGTAACTGGCTATCCTGCGCTGACAGGCTGAGCTCTTTAGCCGTAATACCCTCGGTCAACACCAGTGGCAGCCGGTGAAAATTTTCAGAGCCCGAATACTTTGCCGCAAACGCAGCCTGTAACCCTTCAATCTGAGTCTGACTCATCTTGACCGCAGTATTAAGAATGATGGACGGGTGCGCGCCATTTTCAAAAAACTTACCGGAGTACGAATCCATGGCCAGCGCATTGCCCACCGCCGAGCGTGCGGCATAGCTGATAATCGATTGCGACCTGAGCCCGTCAAAGCCAAAACCCGCGAAGTGCAATACTTCAGAAGGTTCAAGCCAAGTGGTAACGCCATGGTCTGGGATCGATAAGTAATACCGAACCTGGCCGTCAGTCATTCGGATCGGTGAGACAGCACCCCAAGGCAGTGGCAACAACTCGCGGATCGAATTGTTAGAGCCGCGCCGAATCCAGGTATACGAATCCCCACGCAATAGCTGTCCAACACTTACCCCTTCCCAATGAGAGGCCGCCGTGAACTGCGCGCTAGGTTGCTCGTTTAGTTTGTACCAAAGATCATCGCGTGGCATCTTGACCGGAATCTCACCATCGGTGCGATAGCAGTCAACCGGTAAAGTCATAATCGCGCCAGAGATCCGCTGCACGCACGCAAAGACTGCAGCGACACGCATCGCGGATAAAGGTGTCACCATTTGGCCTGCAGCTGAACCGACAAGCCCGAAAGATTGCAAAACATCTTCTGAATACTTCGTTTGTGAACCCACTGCATTTTGAGCTCGTACCTGTCCCTTGCCCAGACCTAGCGACCGGGCAATTACAGACAAGATGCTCATAAACTTACAAAACCTTGATCAATCGTCCCGACACTCGGGTTCAGGCTCAGCAGTGATACTGCGTTAAACATTGCCATCAGTGGGTCAATCTTTGCAAACCCCGCGGCTTGCTTGGTAATCGAGACAGCATTGCCCTTGGGCTCAATCTTTGCATTACCCACGCACCAAGACATTAGGGGCTGCCCACCATGTACTAGTGCTCCTTCGGCTAACTTGCGTTCGGCCGTTTTGATGGCACCGGTCAATTTCCAGCCCTGCGAGATTCCGATAATTTTGTCCTCAATGATCCCCACGTCATGCAAGGCCTCAATAATTCCACCCAACCCGTGCGGATCAACGCCTATTCGGTCCAACAAACCAGAATGTTCAACTTGCGCCACGAGTTCAGCAACGTCTGTCACGTCATCGCCAATCTGTTTCACCAACGTTAAGTCACCGTCTTTTGCAAAGTCTTTAAACCGTGGTGCCTCAGCCTTCCGTCTTTCCATCACCGACGGGTGAGCCCAAGCATGTGTCCAGAGCATCCAACGATGCGTCTGTCTTTGCCGGCCGAGTACGGCAAGCCCCAACAGATCATCGAGACCACCGCCATCGATGCCAATATCAATCACCTCGCACTCATCAAT